TTTTTGGGACAGTAAAAAAATTACACGAAAATGTAAATAAGGGGGTTGCGTTACCTTGCAAGGTATGATTTAAACATAATTGTAACAACGAAGGGAAAATCGTTATGGAACTTACAGCAGCAGTTGAAAACTTAATCGAAGCGATCAAAGCGGATTATTGCAAGGGCGATTGGCGCGATGACATGAAGGAACGCTTTTGCGATGGCTTGGGTTACAAGGTTGGTAAAAACTACATCAAGGTCACAATGAGCAACGGCGGCAGCGTTTGGGGTTTCGTCCAGATGCATGATGACGCGAAGTTTGTAGCGGGTGATATTTTACTGGCCGCAGGCTGGTCACGCCCAGCAAAGAACAAGGCGCGCGGCAACGTGTTCGGTGATTACAGCATCAACTGGACAGGCCCAAAGTATCTGATCTGATGTACGGCACTAACCTAAGAGAGTTTATCCAAGCGATGTTTGATTACGACATCGTTTGGGTTCCACAGTCGTCAGATGACGAACCACCATTTTAACGGTACAAAAATGACATCTTTTTTTCATTATGTCATTTTAGGGGTTTACATTACCCTGTAAGGTAATATATAAGGGTTATATAAACAGAAACGGCTAACCTTGAAGGGGGTTTATCATGCCACAGTCACTTAAATTTCTTATATCATCTGAAGCAGCAGCGCAGCGCGCGGTACGCAAGCCTTCTTATGTTGTCCACCTAGAGGTCGCGCCATACACAGACGCGCCTATGGTCGAGATCGACGCCAACAATCGCGCACACGGCTCAGACATAGCCCGTGATTGGTTGGTAAATGGTCGCGCTGTTAGCGCAGGTGTTCGCAAAGTTCGCGCGGCTGGTGCGCTTGGTGAGCCAGACATTCTTGATCTTAGCGATTTTGAAGATGACCTTGCTGATACAACGCAAGCAAACCTCAACCGTGTTATGTCACAGTATGGCCTAACATTTTAACATACGGGGGCTACGGCCCCCCAACACACGAAGGGAAAAACAAATGCGCGGACGTTTACCACATCACTTTAATATGAACCTCAACGTAAAAGGTTCTCAGTTACCATTAGTTTTTGAGGGCGTGTTAGATATGGACGAAGGCTACTTTGAGCCACAAGACGTTTACCTACAAGGCGCGCGTGGTCGCGTAGAAGGTAAGGATGATTACAAGTTGTCAGAAACAGTGTTTAACGAAATCATGTCTGGCAAGTACGATGAAGATATCAACGATGCAGCATGGGGGTCAGCGTAATGGATACGTTTCTTAATCTTACCGAAAAAGAATTTGACGCTATTTTGGACTGCATTCAAGTTGTGCAAAATCGCATGGCGCATGTCGGCGGTTATGAAGGTTTAGGATGGCATGAGCAAGAATATCGTGCTTTCCAGCGTATGAGAAAGAAGGTCAATGATCGGAACATTGTCGCGTGTGCATTAAAGATACAGGGGGCATAGACATGCGTTATGGCAAGTGGACATGGGAAGATGTTATTATCGGGATCATCGCTACGGCGGTGGTTCTCACTTGGGCAGCAGGTATAATAAAAGGTTGGTGGTAATGACCAAAAATCAGGAACTAAAGTATTTGCAAATGGCGGTGAAATTATGCAACGCGCACATCGCCAACCCGCAGATGCCAGCAGAGCATGGATTGAAAGAAATCAAAGGGTATTTAGAGCGCGTTATTGAACATCAAAAAAACGAGAACCCAGAGATTACTGGCGTTCCAATTTGAGGGAAAAAATGGTAAACATAACGGAGACATTTACAAAGATGTATGGCCGCGCGCCAACGCAAAGCGAAGTAGCTTCTATGTGGCAAATGAAGCGTGAAATGGAAGGCTACAAGAAAGCAAAGGCAATGGACGCTTCACAGGTAGCCCCACAGAAGCGAAAGCAAGAGCCGCGCACCCCAAAGATGGCAGCGCGTGACTACAACTACAGATGGCCTCACAGGGCGTCACAGATTGCGCAGCGCATTAACCGCATGTTGCATATACAGATGACCATAAAGGACATCGCGTTCGTAGAGGGCGCAACAGAGAACATGATTATGGCAGAGATCAATAAGTGGACACTGCCACGCGAAAACACAGAGGTTTACAAAAAGATCGAAAAACCGTAGAATTGTGCTACGATAGTTAGGGAGTGGATCACGGGCTAAAGCGAACCCTCCCTGCGCTTATCTGCCTCACTCAACTAGCCTCTGGTGGTGATCGCTCCCACTAGGGGCTTTTTTCTTTGTATCTTCTACGCTATATTAAACAACATATAGACGCACCCACACTGGACGGTACTATGACAACAAACAGCGAACATTCCTCTAAAGTAGAGGGAAGTGGCCGTAAGAAAGGCACACCAAACAAAACGTCAGGCTTGATGAAAAACAGCATCATCCTTGCCGCAGAACTAGCAGGTCAAGACTTGGTAGAAGAAATGTATGGTGAGAACGCAGAGAACGCAGACCCACGGTTTGTAGAGCAAGCGCGCAAAGACGGTATGACAGCTTATCTCCGTATACAGGCCAAAGCCAACCCGCAGTCGTTTATGACGCTGATGGGCAAGGTTCTTCCCATGCAGGTCAATGCAGAAGTTTCAGGCGCTAAAAAGGTCGTCGTCGAATGGGGCGAGTAATTGAGGAAGGCGACACGATCCGTGTGCGCACTGGATATGTTCCACGGGAACAAGCGATTGAGTTTCACAATAGGAAACAGCGATACGCTTGCCTTGTGGCTCATCGACGGTTCGGCAAAACGGTTGCTGCTATCAATGATCTTATCCGAGCATGTTATACCACTCCCCTTGATAACGTGCGTGTCGCATACATTGCTCCTTATCTCAGCCAATCAAAAGCCATAGCGTGGGACTACCTGCTAGAATACACAGCCGCGATCCCCGACATCAAAGTGAACATCGCTGAATTGCGTATCGACTTCCCCAACGGTGCGCGTATCCGTTTGTTCGGTGCTGATAACTACAACGCTATGCGCGGCCTGTACTTCGATGCAGTGGTATTAGACGAGCCAGCAGACTTTCCAGCATCAGCGTGGCCGACAGTTATTCGTCCAGCTTTGGCAGATCGCAAGGGCAAGGCAACATTCATTGGAACACCGAAGGGCAAAAATGAGTTCTGGGAAATCTACAACGACGCGAAAGACGATCCCAACTGGTACAGCGCGATGTTCAAAGCATCAGAGACAAGTATCCTTGATGAAGGCGAACTTGTTGAAGCGCGACGGGCAATGGGCGATGACCGCTACGAGCAAGAGTTTGAGTGTTCTTTCGAAGCGGCGATCCAAGGGGCTTATTACGCAGTCGAAATGAAAACCGCCACAAGTGATGGCCGCATTGGTCGTGTGCCATACGATCCAGCGCTTGGCGTGGTGACAGCATGGGACTTAGGTATTGGCGACAGCACGGCGATCTGGTTTGCGCAATACACTGGTCAAGAGATACGCATAATTGACTACCATGAAAACAGCGGGGTGGGATTAGACGCATATGCCAAAGCGCTCAGTGAAAAACCATATCACTACGAACAGCACATTTTGCCGCATGACGTTCAGGTCAAAGAATTGGGAACGGGGAAAAGCAGGCTTGAAACACTTGAGGCGCTGGGCATACGGGACATTGAGATTGCGCCGAAACTAGCAATCGACGATGGAATACAGGCCGCACGATCTATGCTTGCGCGGTGTTGGTTTGATGGCGGCAACTGTGAGCGCGGGATTGAAGCGTTGCGCCAGTATCGCAGAGACTTCGATGAAAAGCTAAAGACATGGCGGGGTCGTCCATTGCATGATTGGACATCACACGGCGCTGATGCGTTTAGATACCTTGCTGTCGGATACAGGCCAGTGAATAGTTGGGGTGATGGCCCGATAAGAAGGAATTTGCGCGGCATCGCCTAGTGTGCTATGTTTGCCTCAACTAATGGGGTTATCATGGCCAAGAAAACTACCAAGAAAAAAGGTGCGGATGGCAAAGCCTGCTGGAAAGGCTATCGTTTTGCTGGCACGAAGGGCGGTAAAGACCGCTGTGTTCCTATGAAAAAGAAAAGGAAGAAATGATGCAGTGTCCAGTAACAGGTGAAGCATGTGAAACGCCAAGGTTATGTGGTAGCCAAGGGTGTATAATGGTCGAAATGTCCACGCCGACAGACCCAAATTTTCAGGGGAGACAGGCACCACCAGAAATGCGGAAACGAGACAAAATCCGCAGATTGATGGAAAAATCAAAAGGACGTAATGCATAATGGCTTGTGGTTATAAGAAAAAAGGCCGTAAAGGCGGGAAGAAGAAATAATGCCTATGTCGCAAGAGCAAATGCGGGCGATGAACCGCGCAGCAAGTTACAATAGCAACATTACTGATACAATGAATGCGTTTAAAGCTATAGCTGCTGGCCCATCTGGTGGTGGTCAGCCTAGCGTTTCAAGCGTACAGCCTGTATCGGGCGCGCCAGCACAAGCGAAACAAAACGCAGGCGGCGGTGGCAAGGGTGGACGCCCAGATATTGACCCAAGCAAGGTTGCTGACAGTAAATACAACAATGACAAAAACTATGGCTACTACAGGCCAGATGGAACATATGTCAGTGCATTTGAAGATATGCGCGACGGTGGCGGCAAGAACCAATCAGGCAATTACTTCGTTGGTGGCGGTTTGTTCTCAGCTTTGGCTAATGCATTGAAGATACGTCCAGCGGGTGCAGCAAGTGAGCGTGATCCGAAAACGGGCGAATATATCGTTCCGCGTGAAGATATCGGGTATGCGAATGTAACTGATATGTTTGACCGTGGTGGCCCGCAAGCAAGAGGTGGTAAGTTTCAAGGCGCTGGTGGTTATAGCGGTATGGCTAACTTTCTGTATGGCTTGTCTGGCAATGAGTTTGGTGAGCGTGTGCCATATGGTTCAAGTGTGCAGCCTGCGCCTACAGCACCACAAACTCCAGTAATGGCGACACCAGAGCCAGCCCCAGCGCCGAGTTATCGTTTTATGTACTCCGATGAGGTCGGAA